TGACCGGGGTCATACGTGTACGAGTCACCGGCCCGCGGTGCCTTGGTTTTTGCCATTGGTGCGCCTCTCTTACGTGTAGGCGGATTGCCATTGAAGTTGCACGGTGCCCGACCCCGAGCCGATAAGCGACCATTGCTCGCCGCCGGGCAACACCGTGAGCGGCGCCGACCCCGGTTGTATGTACGAGGCCCGCGAGGCGCCGCCCGGCGCCGCCGCCACGAGCCGCGCAGTATCGACGTAAACCTGCTCACCCGGCCCGAGGGCGGCAAGGAAAATAGAATTAGTGCCGTCGGTGAGCCGAACGCCGCTCGTGAGAGGCCCGCTATAAAGCGCGAGCACTGTCGTCTCGGCGTTGCCCGCATTGGCTAGCCACGCGGTCGACGCGAGTGACGATAGGGGGTATGTCCGCGGATAAGTGCGCAGGTAACCCCACCCGCCGCCGCCCGCCGTATTGCTCAGAATGACGCCTTGCACGTTGGCGTCGTATAGTTTCGGGTCACCGGCGGTTAGCGTGACCTGCCACCGGAACGCCACCGGCGTTAGGAATGTCCATTTAAACGAGTCACTGTCGGCGCGTACGGTGGCGGTGAGCGTGCGCCCGGCGTCGTCGGTAATGGATAGCACCACCGGGGTACGCGCCGAGGCCTTGGCGGCGAGCTTGTCTCGGAACGGCGGCAGATCGGCCGAGGTGCCGTCGGTGATGACCACGCCTGATATCACGATCTGTCGGGCGCCGAGAATCTTAGGCCCGTACGCGACGCCGTCGGAAAGCGCGCGGGCGATATCACCGCCGTCGAGAGGCGGCGAGTCAAGCCACCCGGCGACGTCCTCGGTAACGATCGTGAGGCCCGAGGCGGGGTCGTAACCCGGATTGATCGCCAACCCGTCCCACGTGATCGGCTGTAGTTGCACCACCGTCGACGTCGTCATGCCTGCCCCCCGGCCGCCGCCCACGCGAGCGCCGAGTTAACGGCGGCGGCTATCTGAGTCTCGGATTGGTGGGCGCGCGGGTAAACGTTTATGACGTTGCCGGCTCGGCTACGCTGCGCGGAAAGCTCGCCCATTATGTGCCGCTCGGCCGCGGTGTAGCCGCCGCGCAATGGTGATACGCGCTCGTCGCCCGCCTCGCCGAGCACATAGGGCGCCATGCTGCGCACCCCGAAACCAAACACCGGTTCCCTGATAATGCCGCCGGTAGCGTACCCGTGACCATGCCCCAAAACGTTAGAGATATTCGCGCCATATCGCGATACGGCATACGCCACGGCGGAATATAGGTTCGCTAGCGGGTCAAAGATGCCCCTATTCCGGAATGGTCCCGCAAAGGCGTCGAAAGTGGGTTGAATTACTTGGAGCAAACCTTTTGACGGAACCCCATTCTTCGCGTTTATATCCCAATTATTCTGGGCGAATTGATTACCGCCCGACTCTGTTTGCATCTGCGCCATAAACACGCCGAGCAAGTTAGGCAGGCCGAACATTTGCAATACGGAAAGCATAAGAGGGCGCCACCGGTCAACCCCGGAACCGCCGCCGCCGCCGAATAGGTGACCGAGAAAACCGCCGACCTTGCCCGCGACACTGCCGATCGCCGAAAGCGCCTTGCCAGGCAGGGCGGTAAGCGCCGTAAATCCCTTGGAAATAAGCCCCCCGAGCGCGGCCGGCCACCCGCCGAAAACCATCTTGACCATTCCGCCCGCGTCGTGGGCGAGGCCCTTAAAGAGCCCGGCGACGAGGTTGCCGCCGATACCCGCCATGACCGTCGACGGTGAGTGAATCCCGAAAAATCCTTTTACGCCGTTCACGATCGGGTCGATAACGACGCGCTTAAGCCAACCGCCTATACCGCGCATCGCGCCGCTTATGCCGTTCATAAGCCCGCTTATCATCTGCCCGCCGACGGTGGCGAACCCGCGGGCCTCCATAGACGCAAACGAGGTTATGTAACTCGGCAGTCTGCCGAACCATGAGCCGATAGCGGCCCACGCGGTCGCTAGCGCGGTGCCTATTGCGCTCGTCGCCGCGTTAAACCACCGCGACACCGTTGACCAGACCGCTTGAGCGGCCCCGGCCACGAAATTACGCACCGCGGACCAAACACGAACGACGTTAGCCCATAGCGCCGACAGATTCCCGGTCACGAAATTAGCGGTCGCGGACCACCACCGCAGCACCGTATTATAAACCGCTTGCGCGGCCCCGGTCACGAAATTACGTATTCGGGTCCAGTTGTTGAATATCACGAGCGCGATAAGCCCGAACCCGCCCGTCGTGACCGCAAGCAGGATTTGTAGCACGAGGCGCCAATGCTGCCCGAGCCAATCAAACGCGGCGGCGACCGCGTGGAACGCCACCGCGACCCCGTGCATGGCGCCCTCAACGATCGTGCGGAACGTTTGGCTATGCGTCCACAAGAGGCGTAGGCCCACCACGACGGCGGCGATGATAAGCACTATCCACGAACCCGGAAAAGCCGACACCGCGGCGTTGAGCAACCACCACGCCGCCACCACCGGAACAATGATCGGGGCGAGCTTGGCAAGTATCTGCGCTAGCCAAGTAATGAGCGGCACGAGCGGGGTAACGACCTGTAGCGTGGCGAACAGTACGGGCACGAGCGCGGACACGAGCGGCAAGAGTGCCTTAATCGCGGCGGCGAGTAGCGGGCCTAGGGCTTGCGCTAGCTGCGCGACGAGCGGGCCTAGGGCTTTCATGAGCGTTGAGACAACGCCGCCGAGCACGCCGATAAGTTGGGTTAGCGCACCTCGGGCGGCCGGGCTCGTGAGCGCGAGCGTTGCGAGCCCGCTAACGACTATGCCGATCGGCCCGCCTAGGCCCTTGAGTAGTTCGCCGATCACCGGGATATTGCCGCCGAGGCGCCCCCCGGCGAACGTCGCGAGCGCGGCGCCGATACCGGCGATCTCGGGCGCGAGCTTGACTATCGCGTTAGCGAATCCCTGTACCTGCCCCGGCTTGAGTTGGTTTATCCACGTCGATAGCTTGGCGAAAACCGCGGTTAGCGGCGCCGCCATTTGCGCCGCCGCCTTGCCGACGGCGGTCAAGATCGGGGCGAGCTTGCCGCCCGGCGCGAGCGCCGACGATAGGGTGCGCGCGAACCGGCCGAACCCCACCACCGCCGGGCCGAACGCCTGTACTAGCCCGGTGCCGACCGACTCTTTTATGTTGTCCAGAATCAAGGGCAGTGACCGCAACACCCGCGCGGGGTCATTCATCGCCTTTGCGTAGGCCCCGGCGACGGTGCCGCCCGCGGCGAGCACCGCGTTAGTTATCGCTTGCGACCGCTGTTGCGTGGTGAGCGCCGCCGACGTGGTGTGCAGTTGCTTTGCATAATCGGCGATCGCCTTATTAACGTTGACCTGTAGGCCCGCGGTTTTCAACATTCGCGGGTTTTGCGTAATGATCGCCTTGTTTATGGAATCGAGTGTCGCCGAGGTGCCGCGGCCGGTGATGATGCCGGCGTTTTGAGCGATCGCGGTTAGCTTGGTGGCGTTCGCTAGCCCGATATGGTTGCGGGTGAGCGTGGCGACGAGTTGTTGCGCCGAGCCCGCCGAAACGCCTTGCCGCCGCACCGCGTCGACGGTGGCTTGCATCGCCGGATAAGAGGCCTTATTGGTGGCGGCGAGGGCCTTAAGCGCGTCGTCCATTTCGGCGGTACGGGCCGCCGCCTTAAACGATTCGACGCCGAACCCGGTCGCGGCGATCGCGGCGAGGCCGAGGCCCGTCGCCGCGGTGCGCCCGATACTGCCGAATACCTTGCCGAACTTGCCCGACGATTTTTCGACCTCGCCCGTCGTGTGCTTGGCGATCGCCTGCCCCGCGGCGGTGCCCGCCTTTTGCGCGTCCTGCGCGACCGTCTTGACGAGCGGGCGGGTATCGGCCCACACCGACACCATGAGGCCCGCATAGCTAAACTCACTCACGGGACACCACCACGCCCGGCATCGCGGCGATAAGCTCGCCCGCCTCGGCCCACGAGCCCGTTTTGCGCTCGCCCTCGGCGATCGCGGGCGCGGGCGCGGCGGGCGGCTCGGCCAGGCCGGGGCGCCTCGCCGGGCGCTGCATAGGCCGAGGTCGTTGGGCCGATTGCGCGCCCGCCGCCTTAAGCGTTACCCACGTCAGATAGGCGAGGTGATCTATCACGGTGGCGAGCAACTCGGCCTCGGTTGACCACGCCTCACCGGGGCGCCGCACGCTCGGCGGCAACCGGTGCAAGAGCACCCACACCCGCCGCAAAGTGACGCGCGGGTCAAGCACGTCGACGCCGATCATGAGTAGCGCCGCCTCTACCTCGGGGTCGAAACGGGCCGCGGCGGCGGTGACGAGTTTGGGAGACTGCCCACGCCCGAGGCGGCGCCGATCGCCTCAAATAGCGCGTTGAGCCCGCCGAGCGTGAGCCCCGAGGCCTCAAGCTGCGCATAGGCGTCGTCGCCGAGTAGCCGCGTGAGCGCGCCGGCGAGATCACCCGCGGCGAGCGCCGCCATAGCGGCGATAGGCCACGAGGTCGCCGGGGGCACCTCGTAGTCTGCGCCGGCGTACGAGAAACGGAACGGCACCGCCTCGGCCTCGCCTGCCGCCGCCTTAATCGCGGCGTCAAGGTCGAACCGTTCGGCGTGCCCGTTCGCGCTCGGGCGCGGGGTCATGCCGCCTTGCCGCCGCTCGCGACGACCTCGCCCGTCTCAAGCAGGGAACCGGTCGGCGTCGGGCCGAGTAGCACGTGCGCGAGCACGCCCGCGGTGTCGAGTGCCGATAGCGTCACCTCAAGAGGCACCGCGGCGCCCTTTTGGATTTTCATGTCGCCGGCGTCGGTAAGCGATGCCTTGGGGAACGTAATACGCATCCCGCGCAAATCCTTGGCGTCGATTCCGACCGCGTACAAATGCTGTGGCTGGTCGCTTCTCACATCGAATGTGAGGGAACCGTCGGCGGCCGGCACCGGTTGGTCGGCGTCGAAATACATTGCAAGTGTGATCGGGTTGAGTTGCCAGAGAATCATATGCATCGTAACGCCGCGCTCGGTCACCACCGAGCGAATAGGCGACCGCGACTGCCACGGCACGATATCCTGCTTGCTCGTGTTTTGCGCCACCGTCGGCCCGTCATCGGATATATACCCGAGGATTTGCCACGGGCTAGGCCACGCGGCGACGGTGTCGGCGGGCGGCGCGGTGCCAACCGGCGCCACATACAAACCGGGGCCGTTCGCGGTGCCGACTTGCACCTCGTTACCGGTGAGGCTCGGAACGTAGGCGACTCTTGGGTCTGCGGGCATTTGCTTGTTTCCTTTCACTATGCCGCCGCCGGCCGCGGGTGCGCGGTTAGCGAATAGCGGGCTACATAACGCGGGGCGCCTGATTCGTCGGGCAACCAAAAAGGCCCGTCGGTAACGTCCACGCGGGCTATCACGCCGCCGGGCCAATCGGCCCACGGCAACGCGCACAATGCGCGGCGGGCCTCGTCGGCGCGGGCCGAGGCCCCCGACCGCGTTGAGGCCCGAATGTCTACTTGCACGTGACACGTGAAAAGCCACGAGGGCGGGTCGCCCTCGGTCGCCGAGTAGGCCCAAGTGACGGCGCCGCCGAGAGGCTTAACGGTTTCCCATACGAGCCGCTCAACGTTCGGCCTCGCGATCGCGAGCGCGGGGTCGGCGCCGGGGGGTAGCGTCACCGCGGCCATAACCCGGCCCTCGCCTTGGCGAGTGACCGCCCGAGCATCGCGGCGCCTTGCATGTTGCGCGTGCCGTATTCGACATACACCGCATAAGGCACGTCGGTTGAGACGCGATATTCGGCGGTGCCCTCTCGCACTACCTGCCACGAGGCGGCGAGCCGCCCCGTCGCAACCGGGGTGAGCGCCGAGGTGTCCTCGCGCAACCGCTCGGCCCGCTTGCCGATATCGGGGTCGACCGCCTGCCGCGGCGCGTGCGGGTTCGTCACCGTGAATTTGGCAGGACCGGGGCCGCTAACCATCGGGCGGCCAATTGCTCGTTTGCGTGGCGATCGCCTCAAAGCACGTCAGATCGCCGCCGCTCGGGTCAACCACGAGCCGCACGCCGCCGAGCGCCCACCGGATACCGCGGCACTCGGCCGTCATGCCGTCGGCGGGCGCCGCCTCGGCGGGCAGGTAAAGCACGCCCTGTTGCGCCCGCGCCGGGCTAAACGGGCCGAACCCGCCGCCCTCGGTGGCGCGCGGGTTGGTCATGCCCGCGGCTAGCTGTAGGTTGCCCGTTCCCTCCCACGCGGGCGGCGGCACGCCCTCGGTTGCCCACCCGAGCACGTCGGCCGGCCCCGGCGGGTACAGGGCGACCGCGTCGGCGGCGAGCAACAGCGGCCCGGCGGTCATGGCGCCGGCACCTCGTCAACCGTCCACCACACCGGCCACCCGTAGACGCCGGGCGCAAACTCGGGCGGCGCCTTGCGCAACGGCACCGAGACAAGCTCGCCGCCGAGAAACGAGCGGTGCCACGCGGCGCGCGAGATCGCGAGCCCGTAGTCGCCCGTCGGCGCCGCCGGGCTGTAGGCAACACTCTGCGCGCCCGTGGACACCGAGGCCACCGCCGGCGTCGGCGGCAACATAGCCGCGTACGCTTCCCACATGAGCGCCGCGGCGAGGTGCGGCGAGGTGTCCCAATAGGCGTCGCCGATCGCCGCCGCCTGATCGTAGGGCAACCCGCCGGCGTCGGGCGGGTTGAGCGGCGGCGCCCACGCAACCCACGCCGGCACATCGGACGGCGGCGCCACGCTCACCGAGAGGGCTTGCAAGAGCCGCGCTTGGTTGCTGCCCGGCGTCACGAACGCCGAGCCCGTCTCGGCGACCTCGGTGCCGAGCAAAACCCACGAGCCCATATCGGTTACGGCGGTGACCGTCCACCGCTGCATATTCTGCGAGTCATTCGACGCCAACTCGGTAACCGAGTCGCCGGGCGCGATCGCCACTAGTCCCGCGTGGCGGTCATAACCGTTTTTGTCTTGGGCGGCGATCGCCACGAGCGCGGGCGCCGCCCAATTGTCGGCGCGGTATTTGCCGTTGCCGGGCGCGCTGTTAGGGTCGCCGGTTTGGGTATCCCAATACCCCGCGGCGACGATTACAGCGGCCGGCGGCGTGGTCACCGGCTAGCGCCCGCCTTGGGCTTGTCGCCCTGGCCCTCGGCCGCGGCGAGTGCGGGCGCGGCGAGCGTCGCCGACGCGAATGGCTTAGCCCCGGCCGGCGTGCGCACCGTCATGGGCTTAACGATTGTGCAACCAAACCTCGCCCAAATTTTCATCGGGGTTTGGTTGTCCTGGAATCCGCTAACGAGCACCTTACCGGTGCCGTCCGCGATAACGCCGGCGGGCTCTATCAGGTAGCGGATATCTTGCCGCACCCCGATAATCAGGTTTTGCCAACCGCCGGTGAAAAAGTCCGGGGTGAGCGTGGTAAACGAGTTGTACGCGACGGGCACGCCGTAAATCGTCGGAATGGCGTTCGCGTTGATCTGCTCGTAACCCATGAGCAGGGCGTTATTTTTATCCCTAACGCCGCGCAATGCGCCTTTTACGACGAGGTCGGCGGCGTGACCGGTAACCGCGACGCCGGTCTGCTCAACCGTCGACATTGCGAGGTTGACAATTGCCGCGGCGTCGTCGCCGGCCGCGCCGGTGCCGACCGCCGTGCAATAGTTCGTGGAATTAATGCCGCCGACGGGGTACGAGGCGGGGGCGCCGGTGCCGAACATAACCGCCGCGTCAAGCGCGACGCCGATCGCCTCGGCGACTCGGGGGCGAACCCAATTCCAGAGGTTCACCGACGAATCTTCTAGCCACACGTCGGGAATCGCGACGACCGCGGCGATCTCTTCCGCGGTAATGGTCTGCGACTGCATACCGACGTCGGTAAACCCCTTGCGCCCGCCCGGCGCGCTCACGAACGCGGCCGTCGGCAGAGTCTTAGGCACCGGCATACTCTCAATTGCGGTGCCCATAGGCAGCTTGTTTGCGAGAGACAACACCGCGCTAGCGCGCGTGGCCTCTTCAATGATTTGCGTGCTGTACTGAATCGGGATTACACCCGAGAAATCGGTAGCCATTACGGCGGGCCTTTCGGTAACGGTGGAATCGTTACCGCATTTGCCGCGGGCGCCCCGCCGCGTCACGCTGCGCGAGGTGCCGAGACGTCGCGCCCGTCACGGGCGCCGCCGGGTTCGGCTACCGGTTGCCGGGGGCCTCGCGCCCGCACGGCATCGACGCCAAGCTAGCACCGTGCGGGCGCAATGGCTAGCTAGCCCCGCATTATGCCGCGCAGCCAATCACCATCTTGGGCAGGCGCCCGAGGCCCGGCGGGCACGTGACCGGGCGGCAACGGCGCCGCCGGCACCGAGGCGGCGAGCCGGTCAACTAGCGCGGTGATCTTGCGCCGATCGGGCCGCCCGTCGCGCAATAGCTTGCCTACGTCGAGCATTTCAAGATGCGCCTCGGGGTCGGCGATCCTGCCCGCCGCGGCGGTGCGGAACATTTCGGCGGCAAGCTCAAGCGCCGCCGCTTGCGCCGCCTCGGCGCGGCCCTCGTCACGGGCCGCGGCGACCGCCCGCTCTTGCTCGGTCATGGTGGTTTGCCGCAACGCGGCAAGCTCGGTTGTTAGCCGCCGCGTGTTAGCGCGCTCGGCGTCAAGCGCCCGCTGTAGGCCCGCGTCGGCGGCGGGCTCGTTTTGCCCCGCGTCGCCGCCCGTCGCCGGCGACACCGGGCTACCGGAACCCGCCGTGGGTGATTGCCCGACCGCCGCGGCCAGGCCGGTAGCGTTCGGTTGCGGGCCGCTCGGCGGCGGCGGCGCCGCCGGCTCGGGCGGCGCGGTTGGCGTGGTCATGGTTACCTACCTCACTCGTTTACGGGCAACTCTGGACCGGGCGCGCTCGTGCGCCCCGTCGCGGTGGTGGGCACGGGTTGCGGCGCGAGTTGCGGCCCCGCCAACTCGGCGACGCGCATGGTGCGCCACATTTCGATATCCGCCGGCGTGGCGCCATACTGCCGCCACAATTCCTCAAGCGGCACGCCCAAGGTGCGCATCTTGACGAGCGCGTCGACGAGTTGGCCTTGCGATCGCGTCTCAAAATCACGCCAGATCGCGGCGCCCTCATACGCCGCCGCCGCGTCGTTGCCGGTGATCGCGAACGCCGCGCTTATAACGTCCTCGTAGGCCTCGCCGATATGCAGCGCCCGCCGCCCGACCTTGGCTACCAAGCCCGTCTCGGCCGCTTTAATCGCGTCGCCCGATAGGTTCACGATATGCCCGAGCAGGTAATGCGGCGGCGTTTGCGTGATCGCCGCGAGGTGGTTAACGTCCTGCTCGGTGCCGGCGAGGTAGCCTTGCAACGTCGCCTCGGGAAAGCTACCGAATTTCGCGTTTGGGTTTTCGGTCACGAGCAACCGGTTAGCGCCCACGTCATACGGCGCCACATAGGCGACTTGCTCTTGCGTGGTGCCGTCCTCGGCGGTGACCGTCATAACCTGCTGTTGCATACGCACGCCCGACGCCCAAATCTGCCGGAACGCGCCATAATCGGCGCCGACGAGGCGGTTAAAGATCATGGTGTTAATGCGATCCTGTATCGGCGCCGCCGGTGTTAGCTCACTGCGCGGCGGTCCCCACGTACGCGGTTGAGGGATAATCTCAACCATGCCGACAATGCCCGTAGGGTTCGGCAAGATCACCGGGTTATCAGGCTCACCCGATAGCCACGTCGCGATAACCTCGGGCGTAATGAGCACCTCGGTAACCCCCGCGGCGGGCTCACCGTAATACGGCGGCAAGAGGTAGTCGGCGGCGTCGCCGCTAAACCGCTTATAGCCCGCTATCCTCTTGCGCCGATCGCCGGGCGCGTACAGCACCGTCGCCTCGTACGGTGACTCAACGGTGATACGGACACCGGTGTCGCTACCGGGGTCGGGTTGCACGAGCATAAACGATTGCCCCGTGACAAGCGCGTCGGTCTGCGCTAGCTCACTATCGGCGTCGAGTTGCGAGGCTTGCCAGATCGCCCACGCCGCGTCGCTATCGCCGCCCCACCGGAACCCGGTCACTTGCAACCGCTCGGCGACCGCGTTAACGATCAATTCGCACCAATTGCACGAGGATTCGGCGAGAAACTTGCGGAATGTCTGCCGCTCGTCGGTGTTGAGTAGCGCGACTATCTCGGCCTCACCATCGTAATACCTCTGGTAACGCGAGCCGCGCAGCACTTGAAACTCTAGTTTCTGCTCGGCGTTGCGCCGTAGCGTCTCAAGCACGGGGTCGGGTGCGGTCATAACCATATCTGCTCACCTCCGTTTAAAAACCCGCCGCGGCGTAGTCCTCGGCCCGCGCCGAGCGCCGCAACGCCCTATCTAGGCCCATGACCGCGGCGACGAGCCCGTCGATTTTGTCGGGGCTACGTTGCTTGTCGAACTTGACGTTGCCGGCGCCGTCGGTGCGCGTGACCGCGTTAGCCGCCTGCCACCGCATGAGATCACCGCCCCCGTGGTGGAACCCGCCCGCCGCGATCAGGCGCAACAGCTCGGCCGACGAGGCAGACATGTTGCGCGCAGATTGCGCGAACGGCACCATTACCCACCCGTCGTCGGCAAGCTCAACCGACAGTTGCACCGCGTTCCACGGGTCATAGGCAAGCTCGCGCACCGCGTAGACGAGGCGGTCGGCGTCAAGCGCCGCCCTGATCGCCTCGTAATCCGTAACCGCGCCCTCGGTAACCGTAAGCTCGCCGCGGGCAACCCACACCGCCGCGCGGCCGCCCGTGCGCCGGTTAAGCTCACCGAACCTCGCCGACGGGCAGAAATGACGCCACACCACGTCGTAAGCCCCGCCGCCGGCCTCAAATACGAGCGCGTACGCCGCCAAGTCCTGCGTCGCCGCCAAGTCAAGCCCGCCGTAACACTCGCGCCCGGCGAGGTGCCCGGCCAGGCCGGCGGCGGCGATCGGCCCCGCCGAATCGTCCCAAGCGCGCATAGCGATCGCCCGCCCGGTGCGCGATTGCGGTTGGTTGAGCCTGTATTGCCTAAAAGCCCTCTCGGCGACGGGGTTATTCTGCGCGGTGCGGCACTCACTCGCGAGCGTGCGCAACTCCAAAAAATCACCGAGCGCCGGGTTAGCCTGCCGCCACGTGGCGGGGCTCGTCCAATCGGCGTCGTCGTCGGCGCGGTAGATTACGACGAGGCGCTCGGGGTCAAGCTCGGGCGCCTCGCGCACCCGCTCGGAAAATTCGCGCTCACTCGCCGCGAACCCGCTAGGGTCAGACTCGGCCGTCGTGGCGAGCAAGAGCAGAGGTTGCGCCCGCGTGCCCATGCCCGTGCGAATGGCGTCGTACAGATCGCGCGACGTTTGGGTGAGCAACTCGTCTATGTAGCCGCCGCTCGGGTTTTCGCCCAAGTTGCCCTCGGCATCGCCCGCCGTCACCGCGAAAAATGACGAGGTCGACTCGTCGGCAACCCGCCGCGCGCCGCGTAGCACCGTGAGCCGAGCCCGCAACACCGGCGAGTTAGCCACCATGCGCGACGCCGCGCGGAACACTAGCCCCGCCTGATCGCGGTCGAGTGCGAGCCCGTATATCTCGGCCGCGTCCTCACCGTCGGCGCAAAGCAGATAAAGCACGATACCGGCCAAAATCTCGGTTTTGCCGTTTTTCCTAGCTATCGACAGGTAAAGCAACCGGTAACGCCGCACATACCGCCGCCGCTTGGCGTCATAAATCACCGTGCCGAACAACGGCGCGAGCACCTCGGCCCTCTGCCACGACGCCGGCACGAACGGGCGCCGCGCCCACTCACCCGTCGTATGCGTCAACAGTTCGGTAAAGAAAAGCACCACGTGCCGAGCGCGCGGCGGGCAAAAATGGTCGCCCCGCTTACGGCACGATCGGCCGTCCACCGTGAACCCGCACACCGGCGCCCGCGCGGTCATCGCCCCGACACCATGAGGTAAATCGAGTTAGCCACCACCGTCGCCGCCAGGATGATAACGACCACCCGGATTAGCCACCGGTCAAAATTCGCGCTCGGCGGCATCATGCGAGCACGCCTTGCGCCAACCGCCGCGCCGCCGCCTCGGCGTACAGCGGCTCAACCTCAACGCCGATCGCCTCGCGGCCGAGGTGCCGCGCCGCGATAAGCGTCGACCCCGAGCCCGCGAACGGGTCAACAATCACGCCCGCCGGGCACGCCGCTATAAGTTGCTCCATAACGTCGGCGGGCTTGGCGTGCGGGTGACCATACCGCCCCGCCATGCCGAGCGCACCGCCCGCCATTCGCGCCCGCGTCTCAAGCACCGACGAGCGCCCGCCGAGCGCCGCCGGCCACTTGCCCACGAGATACACCAACTCGACGTCGTGGCGAAAACCCGCGTGCGTGCCATGCGTGCCCGCGTCCGGGGGCTTGCGATAGATCAGGCGTTGCACCGTGCCCGCCGGCTCGGCAACCCCGAACACCCCGAACACCATCGCCGGGCGATCGCCCCACAATGCGAGCACCTCGTCGCGCAACCCCGTATCACGGTCACCCGCGATCGCGTGCGGGCGGCCCGCCGGCATCTGCCACGTACCCCGCCGCCGGTCATACCCGAACCCGTACGGCGGGTCGGTCACGAGCACGTCACCCCACACCGCCCACACCGCCGTAAGCTCGCGGCAATCCCCCGCGTACAACCGCACGAGGTCGTCGGCGTACACCGGCGCCGGGCCGACCGCCTCGGCGCTCACCGCTCGCCGCCCTCGCCGCGGTGCGTCTCGCCGCCGTCGGCCCACCGCCGCATATGCGCCTCGGTGTCGGCGCGGGCGATCGCCTCGGCGATCTGCGGGCGCACCGTCGCCCACGGGTGCGGGTCATCGGGCGC